GCCAAAACGTTGGTGGACTCATGCAAAACATCAGTCCACCATTCGAGTATAAAACTCGTTTGACCACGCTAATTAAATTCGTGACTCCTTGAAACCCAGCTACGCTGGGAAAATTCCGGAATCTCGAAAGATACAGCGTAGCCAATTCATGTGCGAGCAATGCTCCAGCACACACCTATACGGCCACAGTATAGTAGTGTTATTTACAAAATGGCACTTCTGCCATCGACCCTCGTAAGGGCCTGTATCGAGTTTAAAGTCCTCGAAGACTTTTAAGCTGCCTAAGCAGCAGTTGGTGGAGTCATTTCTAAGTACATCCTGGGCAATCCAGTCCAGAAATACACCTGAAAATCCTCCGCGGCAGCGACATGAAAATCCATTGTGGAATAGTCGTCACCGAATAGGCGGCTCCAAAACTTGAAACGATTAATAAATGGGACAGGTCCCGTGTAATTTTCACGTTTGCCAGGATTAAACCTATATTGCGTTTGATACGGAACCTCAAACTCGATATTGTTGTTAATCGCGTCTGTCGCATAAATAGTTCCTTTTGTGCCAGAAGGCGGCGATGCTAGACCTCCCGCAATGCCCACAATAGCGGACCGGGATACTTCATCACCTGTGCTACCACCAGAAATGGCGCCTTCATTGTTGATATATCCGACAAAGGCATTAGGGTCTAATCGTTCAACGTAAACTTTCGACGAATAATTGTTGTTAGAACTTGCGTAATTCTTATCGAACAATATTTTATACCTAATTCCACCACGGAAACCAGCATGGGCATACGTTACCCAATGCATTAAAACAGTATTACAAAAATTGTAATCAACTGGACCAGTGGCGGTATCAACAGCTCCTTGCACTGCACCACGAAGAAATGGAAATGCGGACATCTCCTTAATCTTCTGATAATAGCTTGTTGTAGTCCCTCCATACCACTCTTTGCGCCACAAATTGTAACGCTTGAGCAATGGTCTTAGAGACACAATGGCTTCACCTGCAAACACTCGATTTATCATCTCGTGATTCTGCAAAGGCATTGCCATATCATCAGCTTTCTCTTGTTGAGGTGCACTGTGCTCCTCGGTATTGTGTGAATCAGCAGTATTACTGCCCTCTGTACCAGATTGTGCCTTAAAGACAAATTTCTGGAAAGAATCATCAGGGACAAAGACCTCAAAGTCATCCGACATGGACACGAAAACGTTAATCTGAATATCATTACTGACATCATTTGGCGTCGTCAATTCATTGAGAACATAAACTCCCAATGTTCCATTGCCGGTTGATGGCTCAAAACCAAACGCTGTCGTGCCGTAGCACTCATTTTGGTTATCCACAGAGGGATCCAAATGTGTTAATAGAGTCTTAGCCTGAGCCATTCCCAGTTCCAACGTAAAATCCTGTGTTTGTGCAATATCAATAACTTGGACGTAGTTGACGTTATATTCATCACCAGCATAAAAAGCCGGATCATAAACAAACTTCAATCTGCCCTTGTGAAAAGACGATGCTACAATCTGAAAACGAAAGCGCATTGCTCCTGTCCAATACTTAAATGGCATGGTAACCATACAGCATGCAGGAAAATGGTACGCAACGGGTGATACACCCGTCTCATTCCAGAGACACGGATCAACTCGCGAAGAAAACAATACGTCTTCAGGCACGTCAGCAATTGCCCACGTAAATGTAGTCAAGTATGACTCGCGTTTAGCGATCTCCTTGATAACTAATGGGTCCTCGCTTCCGAGACCTGAGATAGCTGGATCTATAGTAAGTTCCTGCTTATCATCAACGGTCATCTTCAAAGCGGTGTCTGGGGTTGTTGTTGTCGCTAATTGCGATATAGGTGTTGGCCTATATGGTTCCGGGTTAGCTGTATTTGTAGGCCGACTAAAGCCAAACAATTTTGCTACACCTGCCACACCATTAGCCACAGCCTCTGTTGCCAAAGCAAAGGGCCGTATCACCGGTAAACGAGATGCAAATCCCGCTATCTTAGCAACTGTCGTTGCAGGGCCAGAAACAATACCTTTCTTATTCGCCTCATCCACCTCGGATTCCATACCAGACTGAGCTGGCAAATCAGGAATATCCTGTGAAGTTGGGACAGAGAATGATACATCTTCAGCCCAAGCAAAAACGGAAACCGTAACTGAATCAGTAGCTCCATTAGCATGTGCAAGATTGTTCAAAGAACGTACATACATGCGTCCCATATCCCTCCATCGTCTCGCTGGAATATCGATGTAATTCTCATGCCAGAAAAATGGCAGAGTCATATCACCTCCAGTGGACATCGTGGGGTCAATGAAAACGTGGGGCAGCTGTGACAATTGAGTCAAATCAGTTTGCAAAGTGAACGTGGACAAATCATCATACGTATCCAAAGGATTGTATCCGGCTAAAGCTCTTCCGTAAAAGAAGCCGTTACCATTGACCACAATTTTCACATGCAATTTTGCTCGCAACAACTTGAAATTTGTTAACCTGTTAGCGACACGCTTATTTTCAAAGTAGTCTTGCCAGGGATTGAAATTTTCAATCAAAGAAGTCCCGACGTCCCAATTGAACGTCTGGATCTTAACAGGTCGAGAAAAGAACTCTTGTAAGGTTGTATCAGCAGTATCCTGCAACATCCTCGTAGGGTCCATTGAGGCTTTTATGTCATATTTATACTCCATATTCTGATCTTTAAAAGATACATTCTGTGAAGACGACATCATCGGTGTCATTGAAATCAAATTATCATTCGTTGTTCCCGATTGGGCCTCAAAACTCATATTATTGATGCAAAATCCAAAGGATTCATGAGTTTCCACATCTGTAGCAGAACCAGTCTGCAAACTGCCCATTTGGTATGTTGGGTCAAAATTGTAATTATGTACAGTTTGAGTAATCGGTTTATTTACAACCATCACCTATCACGATTATCTAGGGTGGTGTGAGCGTTTTGTCTTCGGGATTCTCCCTGACTAAAACATGTAAAGCCTACATTCAACACATAACGATCAAAAATGTATCCTGTGGTATCCATATACATGAATCAATTTTGCTAACCTTCAGTATTGAAACTGGGGAATATATTTAACGTCCTTTCCAGGACGGGGCTGACCTAAACGTAAGTCAGCGGATGTTCTTGTGAGATACCCAAAGCAAAAGAGGTCTGTGTATTGAAAACATTACTCCACGCTTCTTGATCAGGATGGGTGCGAACAATTTGTACTGTGCGCTCAGGTGTAACCAACATACCCACAAAATGGGCAGTAGGTCTCACAGCTCTCAACGCACGAACAATCTTCAAAAGTTGCATAGAGCCTTTAGCTCGATGTATCTTTCTATCGTTCGATTTGATCTCAACGACCAACACATAAGATGTGCCATCTATTGTCTTCTCATATAACATATCAATCTCACCAAAATCTGTTCGAATAAACGGAATGTTCAATCCGACCAATGGCATATCAATTTGTAGATCCAACTTAGACATCATCTCACTTTCAGTAGGATTCTCACTTCCTGATTGTGCGTCCAAAGTCTCCTCAAAAGGATCTATAGCACATTCAAAGAAAGCAGGTTTGTCTCCAACATACTTATGGCGCCAATTTTGGACTCGCTCATCATAAGTAACGTCCAATTCAGCACACATGTGGTCAATCTTTGCAGCTTCAGCAACTGATTTCATCTTAATTCTCATCTCATCATACTTATCTCGACCATGATTGAACCACTCTCGTAAAGCGGTATCAACGTTAAGGGCACATGCCATTTCTGGCGTATTCGGTGACCCTTTTGATCTCATATACATATGTAATGATTTGAAAACAGATTTGTCAATCAAGGCTCCAAGATGAACACCAAGTTCGGGATTGTAAACACTCTTGCGTTTCAAAAATTCCCAATCTTCTGGTGGTAACCACTCGGTTAATTCAGATTCCTTATCTGGCATAGTGTAGACTTGTCCATACTTAGCCAAGAAATAAGAACATTCCTTGATATTGAATTTTTCAAAACCTTCCTTGACACTCCCGATATTGTCATCGCCATATGTCATAATGGCTGCGGCATCTCGGAATTTGTGCCTAGTTTCAAAATTCTCTGGATGGTATTGTGAGTAGAAAAACGCTCTCAAATTCAAAGAGCCACAAATACCATTGATAATCACTGTAAGTGAATTACCACTGATATGTGTCCCCTCAATGAGGCGAATCAAACTACCATTGAAATTTATGTATGCAAACACAATGTCTGCTGTCATAGCTTCCATAATACGAAGATCTTCCTCAGAATAATTGCATTCGCGTGCGATATCAATCAAGATACGCATTGCAGCAAAAATCAACTGAGATGGCAATTTTTGATCATATTTGCCATAATCTCCTCCAATCAATCGCTCAAGACCATATTTGTGAACATAATCGTGAAATACCTGCCATTCAGGACCATGCGAATTAATACCAACGGCACACTCAGATACCAATGGATTCATCTGCAATATTCTCAAAATAGGCAAAAAGTATTTACGAATAAGATAAGTCAAAGATAATGCATTTCCGTAGAAAATTCTGCACTTGTCTTTAGTCAAAATCTCATCCTTCTTGCAAGCTTTTGCAATAGGATATGCTCGCTCACCTCTTCTGTAGCAATTCTCGTTGTACTCGATCTCTTCCAAAATCAATGGATCTAATACACGGTTTACTGGCTTTTCTTCTGTAGGTTCCAATTCCTCAACGAATTTTCGCTTCGGACCTGACAAAGGATAGCCAACTGAGGTGTTCAAATTAATTGCATCAAGAAATTTCTTCCCTGGTACACCATTCAAATTCTCATGTGCAGTAAGAGGTTTAGTGTTACACCACAAAGAGCTCTTCGCCAACTCAATGAGCGGCTCCTTGTAATCCTTAATGGCAATTTCAAGCAAATCATGCTCAAAAGGCGTTGCGGGCAAAGCGAGGTTGGACAAGCAAGTTTGCCAACCATACCAAGTTGGATGCATCTTTGGTCCACAATAAATATTGGGAACATCACATACTTCCATAACGTGATCGCTAATAACACTAACTTTAACGTCACTCTTGGTGGATGCTGAAAATCCAGTACAAGATCCTACATATTCAACTTGTGAATCATGTGGCATGTAATTCAATGGATCCTTCTCATGCAGAGGCTCGTGTGTCATAATGTTAACACCAAGCACTTGAGCACGGAAAACTCCTTCTTCACCCGAAACAATAACGCCCTCATGTGATCGCAAATGACTGATACCATCTGTAATCTGAGATTGAGTCAAAGACCCATAACAACCAACTGGTGTACCAGCATTCCCACCTAAATGGAAACCACTAATAACAGCACCAGAAGTTTCAGAGACCATGACAGCTCCACATAAACCTGCGAAGGTGTTATCACTCAAATTACGGTACATGCCACCTTCAAATTCTCTGGTGACATTAATGCCTTCATGACTGACGTTATTTCTTGCGCGTCCTGCATTTGCAAAACCACGGAAATCCTGAATCTCACCATCTTTTGCTCTCCACTGCATCCTAAAAGGATGGGAAGGCATATTAGACAATGGGAAATGTTTTGTCAAATTTACAAAGCTTCCACCTGTTGGTATGTAACACAAAACCAAATCAGTATTTTCAATGTGATGTGCTGCGCTCAATGATAAGCGAGCAACAAATTTTCCTCCACATTTGTCAGGATATCTCTTGCGCAAAGTGCAATTCATGGTATCTCCAAATCTGTCAAAATAATGACGTGGAACCAGAATCACATTGCTGGTGATAAACAAACCATTTACAACTCCGTTGTTTCCATCTTCCTCATGGATACTGCCATACACCAAATTCTTTTGTACAAGGGTGTATAATTGATTGGCAGTGGTTGTTTTAGAAATATCAGAAACTGGTAAGCTCCTTTGAGCCACCTGTGTCCAAACATTCATTTCACCATCACGTTCGTCAACTTCTTCTTTACTCTTGGGTTCCAATGACCCTTGAGCTTCATATGTTGTCTTGTAAGATCGTGCAATCATGTATATAATACCGACTGCACCCGTGATTCCACAAGCATAATTGACAAGTTGCTTCTTGTGCTTAATTTCAACGGCACCCAAAAAGCGTCTCGTACGCAATTCTTGAAAAGTTTCACTTTGAATCTTAAAGGGTAGCCAAATGATGTAAAACAAAGCAAACATCCACGTGACAAATAAAGCACCTATATTGAATACAGGGCCCAATGGTCCACTGACGGATATGTTAAGAGTGGCAAGCATAGCCAAACCAACATGTCCGTACATCTTTGTAAGAAATTTGTGTCTAAAATAGCCAAAATTCAATATCACGTAAATGAATTGAAATGAAACCGTTTCAAACATCCAATCTGGAATGTAGTCAAGCCACCACACATAAGCGTCAAACTCACGTGCTTCTTCCAGTAATTCATTGGTTTCAGTGTTTGTTAAACGTGGGACTTCAACCGCAGTTCCAAACTGGGCGTCCTGATGCTGCATGCAATATCCCTTAATCTGGGTGCAACCATCAACATCACATTTACATACTGAATGTTTCTTATTTTGTGCGGCTTCCAATTTGGATTGCTGATCTCGATGTTTCTGAAACTGAATGTTCAAAAAATTAGTCAACTCCATCATGGAGACGTCCTTCATGGACTTGCCTTCCCACTGAACAATCTCATATTTGGCCAACTCATTCCCTCTGTTGGGTTTGACTGGCTTCTTAATGTCGAAAGTCCATACATCGTGGTATGGCGGTGGATCATAAATCCCATCAACTGTGTGAGATTCGATAACTGCAGTAGTATCAATACCTGCTGCATGTCCTTTGTCATCTAACGCCTGAAATACTCTCTTGACGCGTGTTTCAATTGTGAAATGAAAACGTCTTTGAACAGAAAAAGGATTGTTCGAATACGTGTAAGCATCCAAATTTTCCACATTTGTTGTCAAAGAAACAAGTTCGGGCTCAACCCAAACTTTTCCCTTGTTAGCTAAATCAGCCATTGGAGGACTAAAAGGTACATTGTTGCACACTTTAATAATCACATCACAAGGCGAATTCTCAACAAACTCAGACTTGGTGTTGGCATGATCGTCCAACTTCAATTCAAGCATATCTGATCGCGCACCATCCCAATGTTTCCTTCCGGAAATATGGGTGTACTTGCGACCATCTTCAATGGGCAATCCAACAGAAGAAAACAGATAATGAGATACCTGCTCGCTAACTGTGGATTTACCCACACTACTGTCTCCATAATACGAAATGCTAAATGGAGCACGCTTGAATCCAGAATTGACTTTGATAAGGTTGAACTCTCCAATAATGCGAACTAATTCACGATATTTATCTTCCAACAATTTCTTGTCAATCCCGCGCAATACGGAAATTTTACTCTTGAAGCGAGTGGCTAACGATTCTAAACTATGATATAACTCATGTTCAGTCGTGCCTTCTCCAAGCTTAACAAGATTTCCATTTTTGTAAAGATTCCACTTCTGGATAAGCTGCGTGTACGCAACTTCCAAATGAATGGTTTCTGAACTGCCTGTAAAAAGAGGTTTCAAAGAGCCGGCTTGCCAGCTTCGATGAACATTTTCTGCAAAATAAATAATAATATCACAGAGAGCGATGGGCAAATCGCTCGCTCTTTTTGCCAAATAATTGACATCAGGCTCAAGAATTTTGTATGATCCGACACTAAAAGTCAAATCGGAAACATTACAAATTCCTGCGACAGTCAACAATCCTAAAACACGCGAAAATTGTTGGAAAAAGCCACTTGAAGTGGCGCTAGACCAATTATCTCGGGTTGATTTTAGAAAAGTCAACCAATCAGGTTCAACATACTCATCAACAGACTGGTTTTCAATTCCAGCTTGAGCATTGGGAACAAGAATCTCCTTAATGTACCTGATTAAAACAGAAGACACTGAATTATCAAATTTGGATCGCACATACAAAAACAATGAGGATATTACTCCTTTCATGCTTCGTGCATCCTGAATTGACATATACAATGCAATCAAGCCTTCTGCTTCTTTAATGATGTCATCTGAACAATGAATACCACATCTCTTAGCGAGAGTGTCAATAATCAAGGCTGTTGTATCAATGTCATCAAGATGAGCAAATTTCACTAAAGTCTCAATTCCAAATTGGGCTTTGTGAGGTTTACTCTTTTTGTGTTTACGTGTTCGTTCGTTTTGTTTCTTCTTACGATACGATACACGGTTGCTCTGTTTCACGTTGAACAAAGCGTCAAAATCAGCTTCATCGTTAATAAACGACGATGCTTCTCTCGCAACTACCTCAGGGGCAGTGTTTAAAGAGTTTGATCTATGGGTTACGTCTCTTCCCTCGACGATGCGGGTTGGTGTCTGTACATTCGACACGGTTTCTGCGTTAGCAAGTCATGATTTAAACCACACACTGACTCAAGTTATGTGATCGAACAACTTTGTTTTGTTTTCCGGCTAAAAACCGGTACAATCGCAAGCGTCATCTTTGGTGCACCATTCGGTTGTTATGCACACCATCAATACCGTAATCAATACGATTGTAAGTGTCTCTTACTACTAAAAGCTTGCAACACAATGTCAACAAAATGACAATAAAATTTCAAATAAAAATAATCGACGAGTACTCAGGTCTCACACTCGATATAAATATAATCTATAAAATCGTCAAAATGCTATAACAAAATGCTACACTAGTCACACTATGACTAGTTAAAAAGAGGTTTAAAAATACTACCTCAAAACAAGCGGGGGGCAACCCGCTATGAATTCCCTACAAAATGTAGGACATGGACTAGAACTGCAACTAACAGTTCGAACCATCGTTTAGGTTTCCAATAATAAATATGGGTCACTTTATTTAAAGACGCGTGACGACGTCTGTGAGTGCTGGTTTAACACACTCGATACCTAGGATTCAAACAGATAGAAATAATAAAATATCTATAAAAGCTAGTAATACTTCAGAAAGGCCAAAGAGCTCAGACTGAAGTCACTTTTCTTCGATAGTGCAAATAAATGCCAACTACCTTAAAATCTCTCCTGCAACGCAAAATGCGC